AAAAGACGATCCGGCCAGACCACGGCCCCTTCTTAAATCAACGAGTGTAAGACCCTTAAGCTTTCCGGGGGTTAGAAACAACACATCCCATACTGCAACAATAAGCTATAGCGACTCTAGGGTATCTGAGGCAAATTCTTATAATATGTGAGGTGTTTTTCCTTTCTTGGGGGAAGGTTTATGGATTGGCGGCGGAAGTATGCTTATGGCGTTTCTCGTGAAGAGGTTGAGGCTTTTGTTTCTGGGAATTTGAGTGTGAGGCAGTTTCTTGCCAAGTATGCTGAGTCGTCGCAGTATAATTTTGGTCGGTATTTGTGCATGTTTTTTAAGTGGTTGAAAATGCTGAAGAGCTTAGAATTGAGGCCTGACGAGTTTCTGCAGATGTTATGCGAGAAGCGTGAGAGTAAGCGCGTTGATGATCGATGTTGGGGCCGCAATCTGGTGTTGGAGTTTACTCGGGATAATCCTGATCTTAAGGGCAAATCCCATAGTCTTTTGTACGGCGCAATGTTCAAGAGCGTTAACCTATTCTGCAAGGCGCATGAGGTTGAGCTGACGAGTGCGCGTGGCGTTTATGGCCAGAAGATCAAGCGAAAGTATAGGCCAGCTCCTTACACGATTGCTTTGGCGAAGAATGTTTTGGCGGCCGTGAATCAGCGTGACCGTGCGATTTGCATGTTGGGCTTGCAGGCTGGTCAAAGTATCAAACAAGTGTTAGGTGATATTAATGATCAGTACGAATACATAGTGCGTGAAATAGCGTCGGGAAAGCGAAGGATTCGCTTTGATTTTCCCGAGCGTAAAGGCAATGATTTTCCGTACTACACTTTCTGTTCTATTGATGCGATAGTGGAATTGCAGAAGTGGCTTTCGATTCGTAAGAAGTGGCTTGGTGACCTTCAAAGTCCATATTTGTTTATCAAGCGCAACGGAACCAAAATGACGCCCGAAGCTTGGAGAAGCCCATTTCGTGATCGTCTCCGTCGTCACGGCATATACACAGGTCCTTACAGCGCGGTTTTTCACATGTTCCGAAAAATATTTGAGTCTGAAGCCAGCCCGCCGGACCGGGGAATTAGCAAAGACTATGTGCGGTTTATGATGGGCCATTCAATTAATGATGTAAACGGTGATGAGCTGGATATTCCGGGGGGCACGTATGATCAGGCGCCGTTGACGCATCCTGACGCCATGGAACGCGAGTACGCGAAGCTGGAGCCTTATATCAACATTTACAGCGGCAAGAGTGCGTTGCCTGAACTTACTGAAAAAGAAAGGTATGCACTAAAGAGACTATCGGAGCTCATTGAAGAGGGCAAGATCGATCCTGCAAAGCTGTTTCAGTCTTCTTGACGTTGATTTTCGGGTCTCACTTGTTCCTCGAGTTGTTGCAGTCTCTCATCATCTTCCCAAACCCAGTAAGCTACGGCGACAAAACATAAGCTAGAAAATAGTGAAAGAATGACTATTAATTTCAGAGAAGAGGATAGCAGATCCCACGCGCCTCCAATAGAGAATACGCCCCCTAGTGCTACGAAAAGCATTATGATACTAAACATAAACACGAATACTCGCATTCCCATTTCCACTTCTCCTTAGACGTCTGGAAGCTTCCAGCCTGCCTTGTTATGCTTGCGCACGATATCCCGTATTTCTGGCAAGGAAAGAGCATAATCAATGTGTACGCATGTACTTTTTTGGTCCAAATCACACCATGGTCCTTCGGGTCTGAAGTAGATATCCGCGACTTTACGTAATTGTCGATCGTGCACTTTTACGCCATTGTTGTCGTGATTGATTTGTTCAAAACGTGGCGGATTTACCGATTCTGGTATAAGTTCTTCCAGTCGTCTTCGCGACGCGTCTTCCATGAACTGTGCAATACTACGGTATCCAAGTTGTGGGTGAGAGTCTACGAACTTCTCAATTTCCTCGGCGAATTCACTCTTCACGCTAACGTTCTTGTATTGGCGTTCGCTCAAATCCTTCTCCCAAGAAATTAGTGGAAACCTGCGGTATTTATGCGTTATTCTGTAAAGATGCACTAATATCTGCGTAAAGTTACACAAAATTTATAAGGTGTTTGCATTAGAAATACGTGATTAATCACGCAATAATGGGGGCATTTGTATGAAGGAAAAGTCAACTTTCAAAAACGTGAGCATCAAAGCGGGACTCGCCAAAGAAATTGGGGGATTCATCGAACACAGTAAGCGGTATCGAAGTGTCGCTGAATTTGTGAGTGAGGCTTGCAGGCTTCGACTTGAGCAACTTGAAAAGGAGGAATCGAAGGTTGCTTGATCGTGCTGGTGATTTGGAGTTGGCGCGTCGGGTCGCTGCCATATTTGCTCCGCTTATTGAGGAATATGACCGCGAGCAGCAAAAACGGGACCAGAAGGCAAAGGAGGAGCGCTAGTTGCCGGGCTGTCGGGACGATGCTCAGCCGCCGCGGGACCTGTGCCGTCCTATCGTGGAAGTGGGGAAGGCCCTGAAAGAGGCTGAAACGCAGTTGGGCGTTTGTCTTCAGGAGACGCTTGACATGTTGTTGGATCATGAGCGGCGTTTGCAGGAGCTTGAGAATTCGGACCGGGCGAGTAAACTGAGTCTTGAGGAGGAGTTTGACTTTCTGCAGGCTCAGGTAGAGCGGCTTGGCGATTCGGCGAAGCGCGTTGAGGGTTTGAGTCTGCTTGGGCAGCTTCGTGAGATTCTTGGCTTCATCGATGAGCTTGAGGACCTGGAGGGGGCGTAGGTGTTGCAGCGGTTTTTCACCGTCGCCGCCAAGGGCATCCGAGGCAAAAACAAGAAGCAGCCGTTTGTGAAGTTGCAGACCGACGAAGGCGACACGCTTATGCTCGTTTTGGCTACGAAGGAAGACCTTGCCGGCTTTGAGATCGGGCAGGAGCTGCCGGTCACGATCGGCGAGGGCAAGAGCCCGCAAACTAGGCTTCAGCAGTAGCGGGAGTTGTGGTACCATGCCATCCATAAGCATAAGTGAGTTGGGGAAGCGTTTTCTCGCGCGCGAAGTGGCGCCGCACGGCCCGTGCGTAGTCGTGCCCGGCGACGAGTTTGACCCTGACTGGGAGGCGTTGCTGACTGATCAAGGCTACGCGTGCATCATGACGGATTTGGATGGGGCGCCGGTCACGCTTGTCGTGCTAACTAAGGCGTCCCACGGGTCTGAGGTTAAGCAGGTCTATTCTCCTGAGGCCAAGGAACCTTCGATCGAGGCAAAAAAGCGGCGGTTGTCTTGGCACGATCCTGGATTTTTCTGGTCTGAGAAGGAAGACCGGCTGCTCGTGGAGTTGTGGAACCGGGAGCCGAAATTAGGGAAAACTGAGATTGCCAAGTATTTCCCGAAGCGGACTGTGAGCGCAGTACACGGCGAATTGCAGCGTCTGCGCAACGCACAGAAAATAAAGCCCCGCGAAAGAGGGGGACAAAGGAAACATCAGCCAACTCCGGCCCCGGCCAAGTCGAAAGAATCGAGTGTTTCTACGACGCCTACTCCGACACCTACTCCCATGGAAGCGCCTGCAAGCGCGAAGCCCGCGCCAAAGACGCTGCCGATCAGCATCACAGTGACAATTAACGTTGACTGCAGCAACCCAGTTGCAATGGGAAGTCTGCAGAAATTTCTCAAGGAGATGAGAACGTGAAGGATCTGAAGGATTTCACGCGTTCAATAGCCCAGGTACTAGATTTCAAAGAGCAAGTCATCCCGGAGTGGTTCAATATCGAAGAGGCAAAAGACGGATACTTTATTGCGGTTTTACAGAAGGGAAAATGGCTTGGTGATCTGCAGTTCAAGGCCCTGTGCGCTCTGATGCGAGATCTGAAAGGCGACTACATTAGGGGAGCCAAAACATTCCGGGTTCCCGGTCCCTACGCGAAGAAGGAAGTTGCGAAACCGCAGGGGCATGGAATGCATTCCCAACCTACTTATAAAGAGCCTGGCAACGAAGTGCCAGCAGAACCATGCGGCGTTGCGCCGCCTCTCATTAGCCAGGACAAGAGCAGGCCGCCGCAGCTTGCTGTTCCCATAGGGGCCCTTTTGAGTCTGCCGTACCAGTGCCGCGAAAATCCTGAGGACCCTGACTTGGCCGAGCTTGTTGAAAGCATCAAGAACTTGGGAATGCTGCAGCCGATACTGGTCCGGCCTAAGCCTGATGGGCTTTACGAGATCGTCGCTGGTCAGAGGCGCGTTAGAGCTGCGAAGAAGGCTGGGCTCGTGGAAGTGCCAGTCAACATCAGAATTCTAAGTGATGAGGAGGCTTACGGCGCGTGTTTTGCGGAGAACATTCAACGCCGCGATCTCAGCGACATGGAGAAGGCCCGCATGCTGGACTACCTGACAAAACAGTTCGGCTATACACAGGAGCAGATGGCCCAGAAGCTAGGGAAGGAACGGGGTTGGGTTGCACGTCATCTTGCCATGCTAAACCTCGAAAATGTATCCCCGGGGATACAAACAGGAACGTTGACTGAGCGTCAGGCGCGCGAGATCCTTGCGGCTCCTCCGGAGAAGCAAGAAGAAATCTTGAACAAGATTAACGAGACCGGGCAGGTGCCCTCAGCCAGAGAGATCCACGCGGAGGTGCACACTGTTTCCTGTGCTTGGTGCGGGGATCCCGTGGCCGAGCCGGTGCACATCGACGGCAAGTTCTACTGTGTTGATTGTGCGGAGTTAGTTCAGGCTGAGAAGAAGCCCGGCCTCGTCCCAGAGACAAAACATGACTTCGCCGGAGACGAGACGGGGGCCGCCAAGCCTTCTGCATCTTCCGGCTCCGTGAACATTGGCGAGTTTGAGTGCCCTGAATGTCATAAGCACTTCATTGTGGAGCACCTGTCGAATGGCAAACATAAGCTTCAGCCTGTCAGAGAGGAGGCCGGCAGTTATGTGTAGGTGTGAGTTGTGTGGTCCCGTTTCGCGTAACGATGCCGAGTTTGAGGTTGGCGTCGGCCGTCTAGACCGGCCTATGCAGGTGTGCCTGTGGTGTCGGCAGGACCTGTCACTGGCCGGCGTGGTGAATCAGAGTGTGCCTTTGCCGAGGCGTCCGCGTAGGCCACGACCGGTCATAATCGTGCTGGAGGCGTCGACGTGACTCAAAGAACACTTCTTGATTTGTGCTGCGGCATGGGTGGTTGGAGCATTGGGTTCCACAGAGCTGGCTTTGAATGCACAGGTGTCGATGTCCTCGACATCGCTTATCCATATAACCTAACCCTAGCCGACATCAGAGAATGGCATCCGAACAAGCACTATGATGTGGTCGTTGCAAGTCCACCCTGCACCGAATTCTCCACTCTCCTGCGACTTGCTGTGGCCAGAGGGCAACGTGGACCTGCAGACCCGAAAAAAGGTTTGGAGTTGATAAAAGCTTGCATTCGCATAATTGAAGAAGTCAAGCCAAGGTTCTGGATTCTGGAGAACGTTGCAGGTTCTGAGCAATACATAACGCCATTGCTGGGGCCTCCGAAGATCATTCACAGGCCTTGGTATCTTTGGGGTGTTTTTCCTTATTTCATGTTGTCTCAGTCGAATATACCGAAAAAAACTGATGGTGAAGTCGGCAGTGTCAGGAAAAGCTGTAGACATGATAAGTTGAATTCCGTGTTTGCGTTTAACCCGTTGCGCTCGTTTTTCAGGGCTAAGATTCCATTGCCACTTTCTGTACCTTTGGCGAAAGCATGTAAGGAGGTCCTGAGTGAGGAAGACTAAGGTTCGGATCGTCGGTGATCCTGAGCTCGCAGACAAGGTCGCAGAGGCCCTAATCGAGCGCTTCGAGTTAAGCAGGATACAACGTTTCAACGCGGCTCCCACGCGGTACGGCAGCGGCAGTGACGCGCCGGGCTGCAGCATCTACCTGGACGTGAAGAAGCCAAAGGAGGGGCCGAAATGAAGTTTAGCCTGAAAGCTGAGCAAGAAAAGTCCTGGAAGCCATACCGCACGGACGAAGAAATTGCCCGTGTAGCTCATCGACTTAGAAAATACGCGAAGACACCTTCGCCTAAGGAGCCGAAGCCGTGACTAAGCCTAGGGGCTGGAACTGCAAAGACTGCGGATACGTGTTTTGTAACAGTTCGAAAAGGCCATGCTTGACCTGCGACGGGAGTACCAACTGGAAACCTCGAGACGAAAAGAAGCTGAAGGAGGCCCGTTCTTGAGTATTGAAGAGCTCCAGAAAGTCGTTGTCGAAGCTGACTTGAAGATCTCCGAGGCTATTGAGAAGCTGGAGAAGAGAAGGACCGATCTTGCGGCCCGTTTTCAGGAGGCCCTTTCGAAAGATCAGGGCAGCCAGGTTGATTTTGAGTTGCTTCAGCCTTTCCTGGAAGAGCCGTATGTTATGATTCCCAAGCATGGCCAGGAATGGTGGGTTATCGTTCCGAAGTGGCTTAAGCTTCAAGTCGGTTATCTGGACCACAGCACTCAGAGCTATAATGTGTTCATTGTTAACAAGTACGTGAAGTGGCTCAGCGAGATTCCCCCAGAACTCGGAGAGAGACTAAAGTTTCCTGAGGCCCTGCCGCTGAAGGTATATGATGGCATGCTCTTGACGGGGGAGCAGCTGCAGGACCGCGCCTGGCAGAAGTACAGCCAGTTCCTAAGCCGCAGAGAGGGCAAGGACCGCATCCGCGTCAAACAGGGTCTCGAGTTCCGCCTTATCGCTCAGCTGATCGAAGACGGTTCGTTACCGTTCATTCCTAAGCCCATTTCGCCTGAGGACCTGCGGTCTTGGAACGACGCTGGCAGCGGCAAATACGCGGAGATCTGCAGGAGCAAGAACACTGTTGAGATTCAGGACCGGGCTTGGCAGGAGTTCACGCAACGCGGCGCCGTGGGCGTGTACTGGGCGTTCGGTACTGGAAAAAGCCTTTTCGGCCACAGGGTCATCGGCTCCGTTAAGGGGCCGCACCTGGTCATCGTGTCCACGTTGACTTTGAAGGAGCAGTGGCTTGAGCGACTGCAAATCTTCAATCCGTCGGCAAAACAGGACGTCACTGTCGAGACTTACCACGCTTACGAGCGGGTTGCGCGGAAGCCCTGGAACGTAGTCTTGTTCGACGAATGCCAGCACCTGCCTGCTCCGACATTCATCAAGCTAAGCACTATCCAGACCAAGTATCGCATTGGGTTCAGCGGCAGCCCGTTCCGCGAGGACGGCCGGGAAAACTACATCTTCGCGTTAACCGGGTTCCCGATCGGCATGAGCTGGAGCGACCTTCTCAAGCTGCGAGTCATTAGCGTGCCGCAGTTCCGCGTGTACGTGCTACCCGATCGCAGGGCCAAGGACCGCAAGCTCGACGAACTCATGCGTCTTCCTCTCAAAACGATAATTTTCTGTGACAGCCTCGACTATGGGGAGGAGATCAGCAAGCGCCTCGAGATCCCGTTCGTCTACGGCGGCACGGGGGAGCGTTTGGACATTATTCGAAGTAGTCAGGCCTGTGTGGTCAGCCGGGTTGGGGACGAAGGGATAAGCGATTTGAAGCTTGAACGCATAGTCGAAGTCGCGTTCTTGTTTGGCAGCAGGATGCAGGAGAGTCAGCGTTTCGGCCGCCTCATGCACAGCGAAAAGAAGACCCAGCATGTTATTCTCATGACTAGGCAGGAATACGAGGCATATGACAAGCGGCTGTTAGCCATCACGCAGCGAGGCTTCAAACTTGAACTGATAGAGGAGGCGTCGTAAGGTGAGTTTGGACCGGTTTTTGGGCCTACAGAAAAGGAAGCTAAGTGTCTGGCACTGCTACAAGTGCGACGTCGACTTCTATCGGCGTGAGGACATGCGCATTCACATGCGGAACAAGCATGGAGTGCGGTTTGAAGAGGCTCCCAGCCTGGAGGGGGCAACTTGAAAAATGAGTTCTCTCTAAAAATAGACTATATCTAGCTACCTACATTCTGAGGTTGGAGGATGACTAGGATGGGAAGAAAGAGTTTCCAAGAACACAAGGTCATGCTGTTTCTCGACAAAGAACTATACGTTGCGTTCATACGCCTTCAGGCGGACAAAACCATCGGACGAAGCTACGCGGGACTCTTGCCCTTCGTCGAGGGCCTCTACCACATGGGCTACATCAACACGGACACTTACAATGCGCATGTGACCCGGTACAGCGACAAACTCGTGGGCAAGAAGCAGATGACGCTTGCCGAAACTCAGGAGATGGAGAAAAACATCCAGTTAGCCAGGTTTTTCCAGGCTGTTGCGGACCAGTGGGAAGGGCTGTCGCCTGAACAGCGGAAGAAACATGTCGCACGGGCCTTGGCTCATAGGCAAAAGTTTCCGCAGGCCGAATTAATCATTCAACTGGCAAACAGAGACGCGGAAAGGAGACGCTAGAGTGCGCACAGAAGCTACATTTACTCGGTATACCGAGTATGGGAAAAGTCCATGCTTTACACAGAGGCCCGTTTTGAGCGCTGCTGACCCAGATCATTTTGGCTCTATCTTGCGAGTTGTCAACGTGGAGGTTTTCCATGGCTGAACCGATTGAACAGGAATCAAGCGAAGTCCGTGTGCATTCATCGAAAAAGGGGCGTTCTAGAGAGGAGAACGTAGGTCGGCTGAAGTATAATCAGTATCTGCTCAAGCGCGTGTTGACGGAGATCAGCGAAGTCCGAGAGATGCAGCGCATTATCATGAGCGGTTTGAAGGGTGCTGGCTACTTTCACTTTGATATTCCTTTGATTCAGAAGTTCGCGTGTGAGGATCAGCTTGATTTGGAGATTCTGCAGATGGTCCATGAGTCAGGCCGTGCAGGTATTTATCCGAAGGACGTCGCTGCTGCCTTGCCAGAGTACAAGGATCAGAAGGGCCAGCCGATCAAGCATTATCATGTGTCTCGCAGGATTCAGCGGATGAATAAGCGTCTAGCCCATGAGACGGGCGAGGTGCTGTTTGAGAAGCGCGGTTGGCAATGGGCTTTAACGGTGTTTGCGCTTGAATCATATGGAGACGTTGAGAAGCGTTCGCTGGAGGAGTTCACCGTTGAAACACGAGAATCAGACGCTGCAGAAAGGTAGGACTTTTCGCCTTACTCTATTCGCTAAAATGCTCAACTATCCACGTGTAACTTCTAGGGAATTCAAACGTGTGGCCAGTTTTCTTGAGAGGGAAGGTATCGTCGTAGTTCAGCAGGGCGGTTTTCTGGGCCACAGTATGGCGCATCCCAAGATAGTTACAGTGCTGAAGCCTTTGGAGTTAGATGCTTTTAAGCAAGTTGTCATGTCCAATACGAACTTCACTGTTGGAGAATTTACGGTCCATAAGACAACGAAAAAGAGAAAATGTGGCGAGTGTCGACGAACCATTGATTATGGTGAACGGTATGGAGTTAAACTACGGTTTGGAAGGAAGAGGAAAGGTAGTCACCGCAAGATCATAATCGCTCAAGAGGTACTTTGCTTTCCATGCTTACTTGAAAAGACCGGGGTCGAAGGATTTGAGAGCTGATGTGGCTGAGAAGCGTGGCCATCACTGGGCCTTGACAGGGTCTGGGGTGAAACTGAAAAAGAGATGAACTGATGAAGGACGAATTATCGTGTCCTTGTGGTTGCAAGATGTGGATTGAAAATGGCAGTTTTTACGTGATTCCTTGCTCTCCGAATTGCAAGTATTTTCGGTATGTTTTAGAAGAATCGAGAAGGCAAGGAGTTCCAATCGAGTATCACATTAAAACGCCGAAAGAAAATGGAAATGTGGATGTCTGATTTTGGGAAGTACCAGTCTAGGCTGGTGGGCCGACTGCTGGCGGCGTGAAGATTCCTTTTTTTGTAATTATCCTAGCCAGTATGGTTGCGATCTTCCAGAAGTACCAGGTCAGAAATCCGTTGGCGAGCCATGTTTGAACCATTGCTAAGGTCCAACCCCCGTACACTGTCACAAACCCGATTGTCAGGCTGATTAGCAGAGTGAAAATGAAGTTTTCCAGTTTGAAATTCTTGGGCGATGTTTTGGAGAGGTATCCGGCCATAACGTTTGCGAACGCCATGATTAGGGCCATCGGCGTGGCTATCGCCAAGGTCCAGATGGCGTGTATTGCTTCGTATGGTACTTCAGGCGGTTCCTCTCCTTGTGCGAGAACAACCTGAACCCCGAAAGACAGTATGAATGATGTTAGGATAATCGCAAAGAACATTCTTTTCTGCATGCTTTCACCTCCCTTGCTGGTCCGTCAATATTCTGCGGGTTTGCCGCTGGAAGACATGCTCGCAAGAGGGAAATGGAGAAGGATTTGTTCTAGAAGATTTCTGCCTTCCAGTCTCGGCTCCCTTCTTTAAAGTTCTACTCCGATTTTTTGAGCCCATTCGATGTCGACTTTTGCTTTGCGTAGTTTTTCTATGCCGTTCTTGCGGCTCCGCGTTATGCTTGGCGGGTCAGTGTCGATCTTTCTCGCTATCTTGTAGTCGCTTAGGCCCCCGGTTGCGAGCGCTAGAACTATTCTTTCCCGTTCAGTGAGGCTCATTTCAGCTTCTAATTCTTAAACTAACTGCATAAATAGGTTATTAGCGCATTTAGGCTAACAACGTATTTTTGTTTTGAAACTGCAATGGTACTCTTGACACATTTATGCCCGAAATTAAGCGGCGGAAAGGTTCTGCAGATTCAGCGGACACCTACGGCATTCGCGGCACCGGTGCCACGTGGCAAGCTGACTTCGGGCAGCCGCTTAATGAGGCTGACCTGCTTTTTTCGGTTCGCCGGGAACCAGTGGCAAACCGGACCGTGTTCACGGTGGCGCACGACATTTTTGACAAGGGCTTCAAGGTTGAAGAAGTTGCTGAGAAGCCAAATCCCCGGTGGAGCCGCGAAGTCGGGAAAGTGCTTGACAGCTTGAACGCTAAGGCTGTTTTGACTCGGACAGTGGCCTTTGAGCGGCTGTTCGGCTGGAGCATAATGGCCCTGACGTATGTAGATCGTGGCAAAGACGTTTCTAAGCCTGTGGAGGATCCGAAGGAGATTCGTGAACTCATGCCGTATTGTACTCTGCAGTTTTCGGTGCAATCCAGTGACGAAGACAAGGACGAAAACAGTGAGAGGATTGGGTTACCCGTGTTCTACACCGTTAGAAAGGCAGGAGCCGGGCAGACCAAGCTTCACTATTCACGAGCAATTCATTGTGCCACGCGACTTTTGGATCATCCGTACAAGGGCATATCAGTTTTAGAACCCATGTATGATGATCTTACGGTTTGGCGGAACGAAAGATGGGGCCTTGGCCAAACGCTGTTTCGCTATGGGAGCGGCTTCCCTGATGTAACCATATCGGGTGCAAAGAAAAATGACATTGACAATTTTGAGAGTAGTGCGCAATTCCGGAACATAAGCGCCCGCACATATTTTATACACGATGAAGGTAAGACGCTGGATTTCAAGGGTGTTGCCGGTAAGGCGTTGAATCCCGAGCCATACACGACGCCGATCTTGGAGAGCATGAGTTGTGGGTCCGGAATTCCGACGCCCATTTTGCGTGGCGCTCAGGCCGGTGCTTTGACCGGTTCGGAAGTTAACGAGCGGGAGTATTTCAAGCTCATTTCTGCTCAGCAGACGCTTTATGAGCCTATGATCTGGGACCTGATTGACCGGTTGATGGAGACTGGCCAGATCAGCAGGGTTGAAGACTACCGCATCGTGTGGCTGAGCGGTATCGAGTTGAGCGAGAAGGATAAGGCTGCTGTGGAGCTGGAACTTGCACAGACTCGTAATTTGAAAACTGGCTGGATGACGATTGATGAGATTCGTGCGGAGCAGGGTCTTGAGCCGCTGCCCGGGGGCGCCGGAAACGTGGTTTTGGGTTTAAAGAAGGCTGAGCAGCAGCCGTTTCAACAGGGGCCCGTAGCGGCTTCTCAAGACGACATGAACCTTTTTGAGAGGTTTGTTTCATGGTTGCGGAGGAAAAAGCAAGATGAGAACAGTCAGAACAAGCAAGATTGAGTTTGATTCGACAAAGCAGGTCCGTGAAGACGCGGATTCTGTTATTGTTCCCGCGATTTTGACTCGAGAGAGCATTCTGCCTTTTGCTGATGGAAAGGGCTACAGGCCCGCGAAAGAGCTTCAGGATGCGGTTTGGACGCTTGAGGGCTCGTGGATCGTAGCCTTCGAGCATATAGATACGGTGTTCGTGACTGATCGGGCGGATATTCGGGGCAAGGTTGAAAACGTACAGTTTGACGCGAAAATCAACGGCGTAGTAGGCGATGTCCGACTTTTGAAAGCCAACTGCGACACTGCGTTCTTGGATGGCGTGAAAAAGGGCGAGTTAAAAGACGTTAGCGTGGCCTACTTCTGCGAGGACGTCCTTACTCCGGGCAAGTTTGGGGATGAGCAATACGATTTTGTGCAGCAGAACTTCATGTTTGGTCACGTTGCGGTTGGAATTCCTGAAGGTAGGTGTCCGAGCCCATTCTGTGGCATGAGTGTTGATAGTCTCTTCGCTAAGCCCCGCAGCGATCCTGAGGTGACTGAGGAGTTTGTGCATATACGTGTCCGGGACCCGAACCTATTTGTCGACGGTAATTTCCGTACGATTAGCATCGATGCCGAGAAAGGCGTCAAAGCCGTAATTGGCAAGCTAAAAAGCGATCCAAAGGGCAGTACGGTTATTCAAAAGTATATTTTCGACAAGGACAAGGAGTGGACGATGGAGAAGGCTCAGGCGTGGGTTAAGGATCACAAGGATGCGGCTGCTGCAAACGAGTTGTCTGTTGAAGAACTCAAAACGAAGGTTGAGAACCTTAACACGGAAAGAGCCGCGATTATTGAAAAGCTGTATCCGCGGCCTGCGAGGCTGCCTGAGGCTGAGGAACGTAAACTTCAGCTTGATCTTAGCTTGTTGGATGCTCAAATTCATGCGTTAATGCAGGTTTTGGCTGAGAAGGTTGCTGGCGTCGAATCTGAAGGTACTGGCGGCGAGGCCGAACCCAGCAAGCCGAAGGGTGACAGTTTGGACCCTGCGGCGGTGCTTGCGCGTAGTCGCGAGCTTCTCAAATCACGGTAACATGCCCGGGACGCTGGGCCGATCAAGTGTTACGACTGGCGCGGGATGGTGCGCTCGCCCTACGGCGGGGCGTTAAACAGGCCAGAAATGAGCAGGAAAAGAGAAAATGAACGATAATCAAAACGGTGGGTCTGGTTCGGGAACTGGAGACCCTAATCCGTCTCCGGCTCCGAAGAACAAGACTGCGAAGATGAGTATGGACCAAGTCATGGCTGAAAATGTTGCTCTCACCCAGAAGATCGAGAAAATGGACTCTTTGATTACGAACTTGACGAACCAACTAAAGGAAGCGAATGACGTACTCGAGGGCCAAGAGAAACAGCGCCTCATAGGCGAGATTCTGCCTCGATCAACGTTCAAGGTTGACGAGCTTGCAGGAAAGACCTGTGAGGAACTGAAGGAGATCCGGGCCACGTTGGACATGGCTATGCCGCCAAAGATCAATAGCACTAGGCTGGGCGTATTTGCTGCTGATCTTTCTGATCGCGAGAGAGGCCTCACGGTTGGGGATCTAAGCGTTGTCACTGCTGAGAAACGTAAGCGCTTGAGGAGTGGTTAGACTTGCCACAAGGTATGCCTAAACCGACAAACCAAGTTGTGGCTCATGGCGATCCACTCCGGACTGAAATGGAAGTCGGCGCTAACGCGGTTGCTGCGAAAATGCTCCCAGGTACTATTGTAATCTTTGACTCGACAGACTTCACAGTGAAAGAGGCTGGCGCCAAAGCTGCAGGATGGCTGGCGATCCTCGACGTCGCGCCTGACAAAAAGAAAGCCGATGCGTACGCTGTCGGCGACGAATGCTCGGTGATTGAAGGCGAGTGCTACGCGGTTTTGCGGTTGAAGGCCAGCGAAAACGTGACGCGCGGGGACAAGTTGGTCACGGCTACTGACGGTTTGGTTGCAAAGCAAGCGGTGGGTGCGATGGGCGCTCAAGGACGCGTTATAGGGGAAGTATTGGAATCAAGCAACGTTACGACTGAGGCTGCGGTTCTAGCGCACTGGCGTCCAAGTCATGAACCTGCTGCAGCGAGCTAGTGAGACTATGCAAACGCTTAGAAGAGTAGGAATGGACACTGGCCGGCTAACTGACGAAGAAGCTCTCTACATTGACGACAGAATCGTTGAAACAGTAAAGTCGGCGCTCGTAGGTCGACGCTTATTCCCAGTCTTCCCATTGCCAAACCCGGGAATCATGAAGATTCGCGGCTACAAACGCGGAAACATGTCAGCTGCACGCATCAGCCTTTACGGTTCTGATGGCGGTCCAAAAGATCGTACACAGAAGACAGCATTCGACATAACCGTTCCAGTGATTGACAAGGACTTCGACATTCCGTGGCGTGAACTTGCGGCAAGTAGGGGCACGGGCATGCCCATCGACACGCAAGAGGCTGAAAACGCCGCCAGAAAAGTCGCTGAGGATGAGGATACACTTCTCATCACGGGCGAGTACAGTGGCTGGAGGGCGTTGGGTGTTGAAGGTCTCGCGACGGCTACGGGAAGGAATTCGGCCAGTGGTGGGGATTGGAGTGCTAATGCGTTTACGTACGTGAATACTGCCATCGGCGAGCTGGAAGCAGACGGTCATGTGAACGGGCCTTATGCCTTGGTCATCAAGCCGTCTTGGTGGCGACAGATCGCGGGCGCTTTCGTGACGAGCACTGCTGTTACTATTGCTGAGAAGGTCCGGGAGTTGTGTAATGGAGGCATATTCACGACTGACAATCTTTACACGTCTGCCGGATTGACGACTAACGCTTTGGTCGTGGAACTTTCCCAGGAGAACTTCGAAGTAGTTATAGGCGAAGACGTACACATGCTGCCCCCAACGTTCGACAGGCACGGGAATCTAGAGGGTTGTGTCCGCGAGGTTGTGGCGCCGCGTATCAAACGACCCACCGCAATATGCGAAATAACAGGACTCACGTAGAATCCGTGGCGTAACACTCGATATGCCATCCACCCCTACTTATTTTCGGGGTTAAAAATGAATCCGAACGCAGAGAAAAAAGGAGGTTGAGAATTTGAAGTTCAAGTTAAAGAAGGGCGAGGGTGGGGTCAGCGGGTTCGTGGACGCTCAAGGTGTGACACATTTGCCTGGCGATGTAGTCGACTTGCCGGCAAGTTACAAGGGCGAGAAGTGGCTGGAGGCCATAGAACCTGAGTCGAAAGTGAAGGCTCCGCCTAGCAAGGTTGAGTCGCCCCCTGAAACGATGCCTGAGGCCCCTTTAGAACAGCCAAAATCAAGGAAGACAAAGTAAGCGTTCTCGTTGGGATCCCAAGTCTCAACGAGAATGACCGTTTTCTCGGTTATCGAGAGAACGTTCTGGCACACATTGCAGTCGCCTTGGCCGGGGTCGAACATGAAGTTTTTATTTCTCCGCCACAAGCGAAACCGGGCATTGAGGGCATTACCAACGCACAAAACACGCTTATCGATCGGTGCGTGGAGGGTGACTTTTCGCATTTATGGATTGTTCAGGCTGACGTGGAAGTGTCGGCTGAAGCTTTTGATAAGCTCTCTGGGATTGACGTCGACGTGGCTCAGGGTGTTGTTTCGCGTCACGACGATCATAATGCGCTAATTTGTGGGTTCTTGGATGCGGATAAGAAGGTGTGGTATTTGCCGCGCAATGCGGTTCAGAACATGGTTCTCTCAGGTTGGGTTTTCGCCGGGATGAGCTGCACACTCCTCAAAAGGCGGGTCCTAGAGGCTGGAATCCGCTTTCGATATGAACGCGGAGTTGGTGAGGATATTCTCTTCATGTTCGACGTGCAGAAAGCGGGATTCGTTGCTAAGGTTGATGGCCGCGTGGTTTGCGGTCACCTGCCAGAGTGGCCCTTAGGCTCGGCATTAGGGGTCGCGACCCCTAATTATGGTGTTCTTGATGTCGGTTGTGGTCACAGGTCCAAGGGCGACGTGAACGTTGATTTGTATCCTGAACCTACTGCTCACCGGTGTGCGGATCAGCGGGTCAACGATGATGTGCGACTTAAAGTCGCAGAGATTCCGAATTTCGTTAAGGCAGATGCGTGCCACTTGCCTTTCCGGGATGGCGCGTTTAGAAGCAGTTACAGTTGGCATGTGATTGAGCATTTGGCTGATCCTGAGGCTTTCCTGCGGGAGCTGCTGCGGGTTTCTGCCGGGGAAGTTGAGGTCCGGTGTCCGAATGGGGATCATCCTTCTGCTTTTGGCGATTCGAAGCCTTTGCACTTGCAGCGTTTGACGGCGAAGTGGTTTGAGGTGCGGTTGAAGGCTTTTCCCGGATGGAGCTGGGACGTGAGGCCTGAGTTTAGCCAGGGTGAGCCTTGGGAGATCGTGGTTCGCGGCGTAAGAAACGGTTAGGCTACTATCGCGTTTGCGATAACAACGTATTTCTGCTTTGACATACGCATTTGCTAATATTATGACGTATTCGTCGCGTTCTGACGTCAAAACTGTTCTTCAAATCAGCGAAAGTGTAGATGACACGGAAATTGACGGATGCATCGCAAGCAGCGACGCAATCATTGACAGTATACTACTACGAGAAGGCCTTTCGTTAGCCACTCCGACACCGCAGAACATCAAAGACGCAAGTGCGCATTACGCAGCCTGGCTGTTCAGACGCCGAAATGATCCGGTCGGGGCCGAGGCTTTCCGCGCGGAGGCTGAGCGCTTTCTCGCCTTGTATGTGGAGGCCCGGCGTGATCCGGGGTTCCGGGTGGTGAATGACGCGTGAGCGTGCAGGTCTCGGTTGATGATTCGCGTTTTGAGGCTTGGCTAGATCGCGCATCTGGTTTTGGCGCCGAGTTTGAGCGACTTTTCCGCGAAAGGGGCAGCGTGATCGTGCGTGAGGAAATGCGGAGTCAGGTTCCTATTCGCTCGGGGTTCCTGCGCGAAAGCATAACAACCGCTTTCGCTCCAGACGGGTTTCTCGTGTATCCGACGGCGCCATACGCTGGCTTCGTCGACAGGGGCACTGGTCCGCACATGATTTTTCCGTCGACCGCGAAGATTCTGCGGTTTGAGAGGGGCGGCGCGGTGATTTTTGCCCGGCACGTGCATCATCCCGGTTTTACGGGCAGATTCTTTGTCCTGCATACGCTGGATCGGGCGCGGGATCGCCTCATGGCGCTCGTCAGAAACTTGATGGAGGAGCTTTATGGCAAATCCTAAGACGATCTGCGACGAGCTGATCAAGATTCTCGTGCATGCGAATCCGGCAGACAGCAACGATGCTCACATTAGCGGCTGGCTTAAGGGTCAGCCTTTGCGGAGCCGGTGGCCAAAGTGTCCGTTTGGCTGGGTTGAGTGGGGAGGAGGCACACGCGACGCGCCCGTGGGTTCCCGGGCTGAGGTTCGAGACGTGTTTCACATAGTTATTGCTGTCCGGAACGTTGATGCGGGTAAGGCTGAGGACGGCGCGATGGAGTTTGCCGCTGCCGTCGAGGACGCGCTTGACGCGGTGCCTTCGCTTGGGGGCGTTGTTGAGCGCAGTTACGTGGTTAACCGTGAAAAGCAGAAGTTGTTCGAGGACGATTACAGCGTGTGCGCGGTGCGCGTGACCCTGCAGACCCATCGGAGAGAGTGAGTCGCGGAGAGGTGAAACGGCATGGAACACGAGAAAAGGCGGCCGAGGGAGTTTTGGCAAAAGGAGTGTCAAGGCTGTCCCGGTCTGCTTCGGTTCGAAGATGTTGGCAGTGAACCCGACGTTACTGTTTACTGTCAATTCGAAGAATGCATCAAGGTAGAAAAGGTGAGCTAGAATGGGAACACGTTATGTGGCAACCGGGAAGGAGACAAGTTATGGCGTTGCCGTGGCTGCGGCCTACTACGAAGAAGCGAAAGCAGCGTTGAAGCCCGATCTCGGCTGGCTCATTCCTAAGCCGGTCGCGTCGAGAGCGTATAGAACGAAGAGTGAGGGACCGTACCGCACGCGCGGCAACATCGGCGACTTCCCACTCATTACGGAGGGCATTATCGGCCATCTTCTGTACGGGGCGTTCGGAAGCATCAGCACGGCAAATCAGACGACCGGAGTGTATCGGCACACGTTCACGCCAGCAGAGACGTTGCCAAGCTTGACGGTTAGGTTGGGCGTGGAGCAGACGCAGCGAATTCTCCCCGGCTGCCTCGTAAACACGCTGAAGCTTCACTTTCCGAACAATGATTCTGTTCAGGCCAACGCGGAGATCCTCAGCGGCATAATCGAGTCAAAGGCCGCGATCGGGACGCCGACGCCTAGCAATGTGCAGGCGATTAACATGTGCGGAAGCGAATGCGGCATGACAATTGGCGGAGTGACAAAGCGGGACGTCGTGTTCGACTTGGAATTTACGCTTGAAAACAAGATTCCCTTCGAACGCGGCGCCTTAGACGGGAGAACGTTCAGCAAAAAGCGCTATGGCGATCGCACGATCAAGGGAAAACTCAGCGCATACTTCGACGACACAACCGAGTACGACAGGTTCATGGCTGGAACCGAGTTTAGCATTATGATACATACAAGTGGCCCCCTGATCATTGACCCCTACTATCACTATCTGGAGATTGAGATGCGAAAATGCGTGTACTTGAAGGATGTGGCGCCTGGTGTTGAGCCGCAGAGTGAGCCGCTGGTCGTTGACGCGCCAATTCAAGCGTTCCACGACACGACAGGCGGATTCAACGCTGAGGCTAAGGCGGTTTTGCAGAACACGATAAACAGCTACTAGGATGGGGGAGCGCGAATGAAGATCAAAGTGGAAGGCACGGAATATAACGTACATGCAACACCGGTCTGGTTGAGTCCAATTTTAAGCAGAATAGCCGCGATAATACACATGGAGAGGGCCACCGAAGAAGACGTGCACAAAGATGTTGAAGAACTGAAAGCACTTATAACTGAAGTCTTGGACGCAACTGTCACGCCGTCGCCCCGCGACGGGCACACTGCGCGTTTGTTCAACGCGGTTAACGCGTTAACGACTGAAGAAATGCGGTTAGGAGCGCTTTTTTGCCAGAAATCCCAGCAGCCTACTAAAAGTGGCGGCGGACCTGGCGCGGACGATGGGGCAGAGGCCCAGCCAAATACTTGAGCTTAGGAAAAGCGGGTTGTGGTGTCTGGCTTTTGATCGTGAACTGCTGCGAGAACAAGCGGGTGATGCTACGGCGGATAAGATTGAGAAAATGAGGCGATGGAAACGTCGGAAGTCAGTATAACCGCAACCCTGTTTGGGGTGGATGGTGTGGTTGCCGGTTTCAGTAGGATCGGCGACGCGGCGGCAAATATGGGAAGCAGAACTGCTGATGTTGCAGACCGCACAGTTGCTGCGAATGAGAACGTAACTGAGAGCACGAATACTCTTGAGATAAGCGATAGGCGTTTGATGTTGACTACTGCAGGCATGATCGGAAACAGCGTACAGCTAGGAGACATCATGGGTAGGATGGCGAAAGGGCAGCTTGACCTTGGCAAAGGCACATTTCTTCTCACCATGAACTTTCTTCAGCTTGGCAGCCAACTTGCGCTCTTGGCACCAGCCTTTGAAGGCATGATCGCGAAGTCGGCAACATTGTTTGCGATGGAGGCGAAGAACGCCGCTGGGGCGCTTGCTCACGCGGCCGCTGAAGGTATCCGCCGGGCTGCGTCGTGGGCAACGGTGGCAGCTGAGAACGCGCGGTCAATAGCTCATACTGTGGCAAATGCTCTCAGCGGGCCCGCCGGGTGGGTGATCCTTGCCGGAGCTGCTGCTGCGGCCGGGGCGGGGTTTGCGCTTGCGAGCAGAATACCGCGCATGGCTGAAGGCGGAATAGTCAATGAGCCAACGTTGGCAATGTTGGGGGAGCGTGGCCCCGAAGTGGTTACGCCCTTGGACAGACTCCAGACGCGGCCTGCGCAAGTGATAATCAACATTTACGGTGCTCAAGGCTTCCGCGACGGGGTTGAGGATGGGGTTACTGCGTTGCGGAGGGCCGGCGTAGCTTGAGCGAAGTTGCTGTTCCAAAAGTGGCGATTCTGATCATTTCTGAGCCGGCGTTTTTTGATGATCACTTTTGTAAAGGATGGACTCTCATAAGCGGTTCACGCGGATTTGGCGAAGATGGCGTAACGCTAACGGGGAACGGAGCTGTCGCGCGTATTGAACGAGCACTGCTTTCCTTCATTCAAACTACAGCAACTCCGTACCTTATCCTGAACGTGGAGAGGGTTGAGGGTTCTGGGACGACGTGGGGCGTGCAAGGTTATCGTCAAGGCGTCGGATGGGTTCAGCTGCTGACTGGCCGTATAGACGTCGGGCTTGTGATTACACAAATGCCCTCAGGAATGACGTTGACAAAACTTGCGCTTATCGAAGAATATGTTGGGACAGCGGAGAACGTGGTCGACGTTGACATGATTGCCGTGTCAAAATCAGCGCCAACCGTTCCGTCTGAAGGTGACATCATTGGCCCTCTGAAAACTTCGCAAGGTGAAGTGCGTGAGGGCGTCAACTTCGCCGAGTTTGAACTTTCCAACCTGAATGGCGAGTACAATGCCATCCGGCGAAACGACGTCGGAATCATCTGGCTGTCACGCTCTACCTCAGACCTGTGGAAACATCAGACAAAAGCCTTCGGGGGCAGAGTTATGATCCGAGGCAAAACGGCGTCGCGGTATGGCGATTGGAGGCTGAAACTCACGCTACACGGTCACGCTGAGGAGTTGAATAAGCCGTCAGCTCACGCGAACACCACATGTACCCGTCGATCACACGAGTACATACTTAACAGCACGTTTCTAAACATCCTTTACTACGTCACGCGCCACCCGGAAAACCAGATGTGGTTTGATTATGGAGGAGCCACTGGCCAGACAGATGATCGGTTACCAACGGGGCAGAATTTCCCGATTGAATTTACGAAGGCTCGGCCAATGGATGTGCTTTCGGACATTCTTAACCGGGCCTCAAACGCAAGTGGCAAGGCTAACTGGTTCGTTCAGGAAAGGCCAAGCGGCGTCTTAGTTGGACATTTGAAAGATAGCCTTGACTTCACTAGTCCAGTATCCGCTGTTACACCTTCTGCTTACGCACTCAATGAAGACATGCACCCAGCCTATAGCGCAGTGCGCGTATATGGCAAAGAGATTGAAGACCTTTACTATCTAGACCCGGACGCTGTGACCGAACAAGACGCTGGCGAGTCGCCTCAGCAAGATGGATGGAGCAGTAACGGTCTTTGCACATGGGTGTTAATGTCAGACCCATACCGGCCCGTCGATCCAGTAGTTGGGAACAGCTGCATCAAGCTGGCGGCGCTGGGAAACACGATCACGGCCACACTTCATTTGAACGTGGAAACTGACTTAGGGCCGAAAGGCTATAGAAAACTGGTCTTCTGGGTCTGGGTTTACCATTACACTGAGGCAGTCACGACAAACTTCACAGTGTTCGTGCGAGACACGTATGGCAGTTATTGGTATAAGTCAGTCACTAACCAGATCAAACAAGCAGACTGGAGCAAGATCGAGATCACGTTTGACGAAAGTTGGGGTGCATTCAGCTATCCCGATTGGCATTGTATCCGAGACCTAATTTTCCAGTTTAGTATAAGTCGAGAGACGGATTCCACAGTCATGTTCATCGACGGTTTGAGCCTTGGAAGGAGACGTGTTACCGGCACAGCGCAAGACACAAACTCGACCTTTGGCCGCGTGATTGAAGAGATAGTGATTGACGAGAATGTATGCAGTGATCTTGAAGCGCAGCAGCTGGCAGACGCGCTTATCGCGCGGAACAAAGACCCGCCGTTAACGCTTGAAGCAGTAACTATTGATGGTGACCTTCGATACCAAGCTGGTGACCGGCAGCGCGTCGTGATCGGGCACGAGGGGGTTGACGCGTACTTTCCAATAGCCAAGGTTGAAAACTTGGTCGATGGGCCAACGTGGGATTCGCAGTTGACTCTTGGCAAAGAATCACTCTCAGAGGCCTCCACGCTGCGTAAACTACACAAGATGTTCAGGAGCAGGATCGGTTAGTGTTCAAAGCGCTCGTTATTCAGGATTCAGAGCGGAAATTCCGGGATCTGGGCGACGTTTTGGCTGTTGCGCGAGCGGAGGGCAAAAAAATCTTTAAATGCCAAACGGGCATTAATGTTGTTCGAGTATGGCGTGACGAGGTTGTTGGCTGGGTGGTTGTTATCTGCCCAGACGAGGGTCGTTCAAGCCCGCTGGTCGTTAGTGGGGGAGTAAAAAATGGGAAATGAGTTGGAAGAAGAGTCTAAGGCGACTAGTAGCATGGCTTGAACGTGGAACGAAACGATGGCTATTTGTGCGGGGCGCAACACGGCCGTTGGGGCATAATGCGCATCGGCAGATTCGAAAAGCATGTATCACTGAAAACACGGGCCTGAACCCGCGCCCGAAAATGCGCATCGTCGTGGAACGTCGACTTGAGGTTTGGCGGCCCGTGCGGCGGTTGACACCTGAGCAGATTAAGGACGCGTATGAATTCGCTGATGTCGGCGGCGTCCAGATGGCGCTCGTTGACGTCGACGTAAAGCAGTACGTCCCGGAAACTGGCGAGATGGATCTTGTCGTGAACGCCGGGCTTAATGCTGCGTGTGGCGCGGTTTTCGATCGCAGTGGATCCCGGCCGGCGGCGTCTGACTATGTTGCGATTGGCACGGACGGTACGACTCCGGCTGCCGGGCAGACTGCGCTCCTAGCTGAGGCGATGCGTGCGTTGGCCACCTACGGAAAGGACGCCAACGTGGGCGAGTGCAGCGTCGACGCGACGTTCAACATTATCACAACGCTTGCGTTGCAGGAGTGCGGCTTGTTCAACGCTAACAGCGGCGGCACGATGTATTGCAGGGACACGTACAGCACGAAGAACGTGGTCAGCGGCGACACCGTCAAAATCTACTACACGCCCAAGTTCCAGGCTGTCTAGTCGCGTAGAGCAGGAGAAGCCTAGTTGCCAACGGAGACGATAGGCTACACTAGCATAGGCGCCAGTAATGCTTCGATAGGGAACGTTATTCGCGGCAGCAGGTTCACGGTTCCTAATGACGGGGTCGACAGGTACCCCATCACTATTTCTGCTTATTGCGACATGACGACCGGCCCCGGCGGCAACGTCAAGTTCGCTATTTACAAAGTTTCTGACAATTCCAAGGTCGCGGATACTTACGCGAGCATCATATACGGTACTCCGGCATGGGTCACGTGCGCATTCCCCGCGCCGTTCGTCAAGTTGTTGCCGAATACGGAGTATTATCTGCAGGCTTGGAGCGACGAGGTTGAGAACTGCATCCGCTATGTGGCGGAGTCCGGGAAGGGAGCGTACGAGAACCGCACCTACGGCGTTTGGCCGGCAACGCTTACGCCTACTGCCGAGGACAAGAAGTGCAGCATCTACGTGACTGTGAGCAAGGACGTCGGCGACGGAGTGACCAAGACCTGGTACGGCCGTAGTGGGGCGACGATAACGCAGAACGGTCACAATGGTTACCACTTGGACCCGGCGAACACGAGTAGTGCCATAGAAACGGACATTACCCAGCCCCCGACGTTGCCGATCACTGTCTATCTCGGAGTCAAGATATACCGCGTCGCGCCAGGCCATGTCGAGACCGAGATGACGTCCGGCGTCTCATGCATCCTCTCGAAAACGATAACTGTAGCGGGGTATACGTCAGGCGACGGCGCGGCGTACAACCTGTCCGCGTGCAAGATCAACGCCGACGATGCGCTGATGGTCCAGGTCTACGGCGGGACGGTCAACCCGCCGACCACACTGCTGACGACGTTCATCTGCGAGACGGCGGACCTCGAGAAGTGCCTGAGCTTCAAGGGGACGTGGACGCCGACCTACTATGTCCACACTCTCTGGGACGATGAGGCCCAACTGTATTTTGTGACTTTCGTGTTTGGACACGCGACGTACAAGTTCAAGGTTGTAGTCGGCGAGCCACGCTTAATCGACGAGCTCACACGGCTTGTTGACACGACCGTCAACTGGTCTGAGAGCGTTGAGACGAAGTATCTCGGGGTCACGTTCAAGAAGAAGATCAAGGCAGACTTGGAGAGCGCGATCGACGCGCTTTCCGACTGGAAGGACGTGTTGACGTGGTCCGCGCGGTGTCTGAAGCTTGGTATTGAGCGGGAAGCGAAAATCAAGGCTGCCTTGGACAGTAGCACGATGGTTAATGGTCTTCCCAAAAGCGGCAACGATGGCAGCGACTACTTTCACAGTTACGACGCGGAGCTTCTATACGGCTTCTACTGGGCAGACAAATGGAGTTATCAGACAAGCAAATGGAACAAGCTAACTGGCAAGGACAATCTCAAGACCGCGCTGGCAAACGCTGGCCGTGGCTTCCTCATATACTATAGTACCACGAGCTATTATCTAGGTACGAATCGGTTTTACGACGAGAACGGTCAATGTCTGCGCAATATCCTGCTGTTCAGGGATTTACTGGGCTACTCGGACGCACAGACGAAGGCCGAGGACCTATGGACGTATCTAAACGCTCATCATTGGGGCAACGACATGATTGAGACGCATTTCGGCTACACAAGCGTAGATGCTGCTTGGGAGTGCGAGGGTGGAGGCTTCCTCTCAGCGATAGCTTTCCTTGAATATTTCAATCGGGCCTTAACCAATATTGATAGGCTCTACACGGACCTTCGGAACCGCACTAACAGGAACCGCTGGTTTGCGCCTATCTGGATGGACCCTAACACTAACTGTTCATGCGTCTTAGCCATGGTTCACGCTTGGGCTTCAAATGCGCAGCATCGACTGCAGAACACGCTCATGATCTGGGCGGCGATCATGGGAACGTGGATTCACCAGAGCAGCGACAGCCAGAATGATCTAAAAGCGATGTTAGAGGGCTACATGACTGGGGGCAGTTACAAATGGCGTCCAGCGTGGCTCTTGCTGCAGAGCGAAAAGGGCGGCCTATACATTCCATCAACCGACTTGTGGAAGGGAGTCACGACTGACTCAAGCGGCACGAACCTGGGAGCTGCAAAAGCAGCCGTCTTATCATTCATGCTCGGCATTGTTCCGGACACGGCAATGCTCGCCATCACGCTGGAGGAGATCCACTATGAGTACATTCACAACATTGCCGATCCCGACTTGTTCCAGCTTGACATCGCCAACCGCAAGGTCACAGTGTCCATCTACGCGCCCGGCAACGTCAAGTTCCTGTTCGGCTCCTCAGTGGTTCAGCAGAACTTCACGCAGAGCGGAGTCTTCGAGCTGACGTTCGCGTCTGACTGGAACAGCATAACCAATGTCACACGCAACAGCGACTTGCCAAGCAACCGAAAGTATCTCGGGTTCCAGACCGTTGAGGTTAACGTTTACTCAGTAAACAGCGCGTCATCATCTACGTTCCCGGCTTGCACCTACAGCGTGTTCAAGGACGCGGCTGCAGGTAGTTCCGGGTCAAATGTGCCTACGGCGGAGATGCTCGTGAACGCCGAGTCAATCGCGCAGGTTCTCGCACAGCAGCTTACGGAGTTGGGCGTCCCACAACTTGCAGGGGCCGGAGTGCTTGCGACAGCAGGTCAAGAATGCGTATTTAATGCGCAGAAGGACGCTGCTGCAGTGTCTCAGGCTTTGGCGGCGGTCCAGTCCACCTTCAACTTTGCTGGTGAACCTCAAGCAGGAGCCGGCGCAACAATGTACTTAGGACTGGAGTTTCTGCTTGCGCCCGCAGCGGTGGCACGGGCCTTGGCTCAGACCGCGTGGGAACTCCATGTTCCAGTCGGGTTCATCACGCAAGCGTTGACCGAGAAGTCGGTAATGTCCCTTTTCAACGTGCAGCAACAGCCTATTGTCAGATTGCTCGCCGACGTTTTTGCTCCGCTAACCCGGGAAGTGTATAGCGCTGCGCTTGTTCGTGCGGTTGCGGATTTGATTGCTGAGTGCGGCCTTGTACATATTGCATGCGTGCAGGCGTCGGCAGAACATGCGCCACAAGTCACGTTCAATGTTGACAAGATCCCGGGTTCCTCGGTCACGTCCACGGCCCTGTACCAGTTGGCGTTCAACGTTTCGAAGGGCGCGGTTGCGGCTGCTCTTGCCGCGGTCCTTGCGGAGATCGCGACCGAAGCGTTCGAAATTTTCAAAGATGCGATAGCGAGCGGCGCCGCCGGGCTTGCGGCTGAGTTGATCCTGCCAATGCAAGCGGCTACTCGCTCTCTCGGCGCGGTATCGTTGGAGCGTATACTTTCCGTTGCCAAAGACGCTATTAGCTTGGCATCTGCTCAGGACGCGACGCTTATCGACTGGAGCATGGCCAATGACGCGGCTACGCTTGTTTTCAGCGTTCCGGGACTCGAGCAGACGCTTAATCTGCGGCCTGACGCCCGGGTCCGACTGCTCGTTGAGGTTAGCGTGGCGACGAATGAGGTAATAGTCGTTCGCCGGGTCATCTTGCTGAGCGGCGTCGCTGCGCTGGAGCTGCATTGTCCCATAAAATCCGTGATATTGAAGAGTAATGATGAGGTGGTTGAGCTGAATGCCTGAATTCTACATGGCGAAGAACGATCGTAAACCGTCTCTTGAAGCAGTGCTCATGCACAACGGCGTGGCCGTTAACCTGACCGGCTGCACCGCGAAGTTCTACATGAAAAAGGACGATACCGTACTTATTGATGGTCACAGCGCGGTGATCGTCGACGCTACCGCCGGCCTAGTGCGGTATGACTGGGGCGCGGGTGAAACGAACGTTGAAGGCAAATGTTCCGGCGAGTTCGAAATCACCTTTGCTGACAACAAACCGTGGACTTTTCCCGCGAAAGGAGACCTCATCGTAAACTTTAGGGAGCGGTTTTCTTGATGAACAAGCAAATTGCGAAGCGTTTGAAGGACGTGAAACCCGGCGATCTGGTGTGCGTCGAATGGCTTGATGCAAGCAGAGGCCGCATCGAAACCATACGGGGACTGCATGAAGTAGGCGTCGCAGATGGAGCGCTGATCGATAGTCCGGTCAAGAGCTTCGGAGTGTTTATTGGCGTGTTCGGCACCAGAAGCAAACATGTTGTTCTCGTCGCTAGCGTCTGGAACCACACCTTGGATTACGGCCAGGTTGACACGACCATTATTCCGCTCGGCGTGATTGAGAAGGTCATCGTAATTGCTGTCAAGGCGATGGACCTGCAAAGCGTGAAGCTGTGCCAGGCCGCGTTCTTAATGGGCCGGTGCTTCCACTTTCTAAAGCGCTTCCGAATTCGGGGACGGAAGTTTCAGGAGGCCTAAGCGTGGATTGGGTTCGGCAGGTTTTGACGAGACGAATAAGGAGCAGAGGCGCCCGGGGTAATCAGCACGTGATCGTTCAAGAGCCAAATGAGAAGCTTGTTTACGCTGTCAAATTTGCCATTGCCATGGCAGTCTGTCTTTCCGGCCTCGAAGTTGCCCACATGGCTTTTCTGCACTCTTGGAACGCGGAGATTTTCATTGCGATCTCCGGTCTGATCACGTTCGTGTCGGGCATAATTGTTGGCCAGAAGGCGAGTTAGCCGTGGGCAGTCCGTACTACCACATTAAGCTGATGTTCGAAAAGATTGTTCAGAAACTTGACGTTCTCGAGGCGAGGATCTCCGCTGTTGCTCAGGACCTGAAGATGCCACGTGGCAAGTCGCGGACCGTTTACCTGTCCGTAGGGCAGCAGGCCACTGTCGACGCTTTGAAAAACTTCGCGGCGCCCGTGTCGGCTGAGCAGATCTCCGCAGTCACCGGGCGAGCTCGAGCCGTGGAAAGCAAGTATTTGAATGAGCTTTTTCGGTCGGGTTTGGCTGCAAAGGAGAAACGCGGGCGCATGCGTGTGTTCGGATTGAAGGAGGAGTAGCGGTGAGGGGAAAGCCTTGGACGCTGGAAGAGGAGAAAGAACTCAGGAACATGATCGCGCAGGGAACTTCCATGGAAGTTATAGCTGAAAAGATGCGGAGAAGCCCTGACGCGGTCGTGAAGAAGTGTGAGCGGCTTGGGTTAGAAGTAGTCGTCGGCAGTCCTAGGGTTCCGACAACTACTTCTAGTTTGCACCTGCCAAAGGAGTTGCCGAGCGTTGAGGAGGCGTTGAAAATGCTTGCCGGAGCTCTCAAGACGGCTTGTCAGCCCGGGCTCGACAAGGTTGAGGTGCAGCGGCTACAGGTAATTGCGACTCTTGCGCGGACCTACAAGGAGGTCCTTGCGGACTATCTCGATTATCGTGGTGTGGAAGCTCAGCTTTTGGATTTGAGGCAGAAATATGAGCAGTTCGCGAAGAAACCCAAGAACACTGCGTCCTAATAGATGGATGCGGGAGCGAGTTCAACTCCAACGGGACGTTAAAGCTATTGAGGATGCTCGAGGTCGTCAGGTTGAGGAGTTGAAGTCTGATCCTATCGAGTTTTTTCGTCAGGTTCTAGGGTTTGAACCCACGACGTATCAACGTGAGCTCATCGAGTTGTTCTTGAAAAATCAGTTTCTTGCCGCTCGATGGTGCAGGCAGTCCGGTAAGAGCTGGACCGCAAGCGCACTGTTGCTTAATTATGCTTTAACAAATCCCGACAGTCACATTGCCCTAGTAGGCCCGAGCTGGCGCCAAACCAAATTGAACATACGTAGGATAAGTTATTTCCTTCGCAAGATTCCCGCTGACAAGTACCTGAAGCCCGGCAGGACCGTTCTCAGGTTCAGCAACGGCAGCGTGATCGAGGCCTTTCCAAATAATCCGGAAACTATACGTGGGCCAACGTTAAGCCTAATTTGGTTCGATGAAGCCAACTTCACTCCCTGTGATCAGGACCTCTACGACGCTATTCTATTCACGCTGGGCACGACTGATGGCAAACTGATAGTCACGAGCACACCCTGGAATACGGATTCGCTGTTTTGGAAAATGTGTAACCATAAGGATTTCAGCGATTTTGCGCGGCATCACGTGACGTGGCAGCAGGCGCAGGAGCCTAACGGTCCACTGAAGAAGGGCATTCTGGACAAGATTCGGAAGCAGTTTGGCGAGGATCCTGCTCGGTGGCGTCGTGAAATGGAGGCTGAGTGGGCTGAGGACGAGAACGTGTGGCTGCCGCAGAGCCTGATCGTTGCGTGTGTCGGCACTGAGAAAAATTGTGGAGAGGACCTGCGGCCTTGGAATCCCGAGCAGGGGCAACGCGGCGAGCTTTTCGCAGGCTTGGATCTCGCGCAGGTGCGGGACTACTGTGTTTTCAGCGTACTCGAGCGATTGAACAATCAACTTTTTCTTCGTCACCTAAAGATTTTCAGTCAACCAACCAGATACGCTAACGTGTTGGGTTACATGAAGATGCTTCAGGATCGTTGGGAGGGCTTCGCCAAAATTCGCGTCGACTTCACGAAGGAAGGCCCTAGCATCATAAGCGATATGGAGGATGCGGGTATCAAAAACGCTGAGGGCGTGAACTTTAGTGTGCCGCGAAAGAGCGAGATGGCCAACTTGACGAAACAGAGAATGGGCGATCAAAAGCTGTTCTATCCATTGCTGACGTGGGACGCGCCATACAAAAGCGACATTTGCACTGAACTTAACGTTGAGCGGTATGAGTTGCGTCGGGACGGTGCAATAATGCTGTCGCATCCGACTGGTACGCATGATGACGTGTTTTGGAGCGTGGCGCTCGCCGTGTATGCTACCGTGGAGATGAAGACGCTGGACCTGGAGGCTATGCGATTTGGCTGAGATTTATCGCATTTTAAGTCGTCTCTCCGTGGAGTGCAGAAACGTCTTTTCTGCAGCGCAGTTTTAAGCGTATTCCCTTTGGGCGTATGCTGAGACGTGATTAGAGTTGAGGAGGCGTCGGGAGTTTTTCCGGATTCGGCAGATGCGAAGGGTCTATGATCGGGGCCAGAACCGTTTCACGTTCAACATCTCTTACGAGACGTCCACGAAGATAACGCCGAGAAGCATCGCGGTTGCTGAGGCTTTCGGTTTGGGCATCGATGCACAACGTCGATTCGTGGTTCTCGATAACGCGGAGCTGAAGATGGGGCCTACGGACATCGTTTACATCACCGGCGATAGTGGCAGCGGCAAAAGCGTGTTGTTGCGTGCTTTGTTGCAGGATTTGGGCGAGGAAGCTGTCAACATGGCCGACGTCCACGTGGACCCTGAGAAGCCACTGATCGAGACCATAGGGGCAACGGTTCAAGAGAGCCTGGAACTGCTCAGTAGGGTGGGCCTTAATGATGCTTTTCTTTTCCTACGTACATACGATCAGCTCTCAGATGGCCAGAAATACCGTTATCGCATTGCCAAAATGGTCGAAGGCGGAAAACAATGGTGGTTTATGGACGAGTTCTGCGCGACGCTTGACCGTGATACTGCGAAGATCGTGGCGTTTAACCTGCAGAAGCTGGCGCGGGCCTCGGGGAAGGCTGCCGTCGTGGCCACTACGCACTCGGACCTGTTTGAGGACCTGAAACCCAGCGTGCATGTTCACAAGCGCTTCGGCAAGGAGATCACGGTTTCGTATTATCCGAATGAACTCGCTGTAGAGTGCAGTTTGGCCAAGGAAATGCGTATCGAGCCTGGCGTCCTTGATGATTGGAGAAAGCTCAGCGGCTTTCACTACCGGAGCCACAACGCCGGCGCCAGTCGAGAGATCTATTGTCTCAAACGTGGTTATGAACTCTGTGGGGTCGTCGTCTATTGCTATCCTCCTGTCAATTGCGCCGGTAGAAGATTGGTGTTGCCACTCATGGACGTCAAGACCCTGAACAAGAGATTAAGCATCATTAGTCGTGTTGTGGTTCACCCGAAATATCGGACTGTAGGGCTCGGTGCGAAGCTGATTCGTGAGACCTTGCCGAAAGCCGGTACGCCTTACGTTGAGATGGTCGCGGTAATGGCCAAGTATAATCCCTTTGCAGAGAAGGCAGGAATGCGGAAAGTCATTGAAAAAGGGCCTTCTGAAGAAGCGGTCAAAATATCCAAAGTTCTAAAGGATGTTGGTTTCAATCTGCAGCTGCTGGGCAGCGAGAAACACGTGTATAGTGTACTATACGATTTGAGTCCTGAGCAACTGGCCAGGGTGAAAGAGGGCCTTGCTAAGAATAATCATCCGCGGCTTTCTAAGGAAATTACGCCGGATCGGAGCCGAAGGCCTTACGGTTCAAAAGCAGAGTACGTTAAAGCCGTTACTGATGCGGATTTAGGAAAATTGGCCAAGGTGATTAGGGTTGTTGGGATGTTGTTGCAGACGAAGGCTTACCTGTTTTGGCAACGTCCTCAAGCTGAAAATCGTAAACCATGACTTTTCGATTCGGGTCCCAAGAGCCGTATATTTGGACCCAATCCTTATGGAATTCCTCTACGGTCGCGAATCCTTCATTCTTTGCATCTTTCGCTGTTATGTCGCCTAATCGTTCTTGAGATGCTCGCAGTATTCTTATGTGGGCTACCGATCTGTCGAATCTTCGGCAGCGTACTCCGTAGGTCCGGCCGACCTTAAGAAGATGCTTATGTATCCTGCGGGTCTGCGTCTTCCTGCCCTGCAACACTTTCTCAAGCAATTCTTTCCTGAAAATAGGCATACGCGCTTTCCTCTTCGACGGTTAGGAGGCCCCTCTTTTCCCGGTAAAGATTGGCCAAAACGACGAGTTTTGCCCGGTGGAAGTATCCTGCTTCGCGCAGCTCTCTTTTTGTCGCGGTTATGCCTTTAAAATCAGAATCCATGGTCCGCGCCTGGTTCTCTTGGAAGAGTTGCTCAGCTTTTTCCCAGATCATGGCCCTAACTCGTGGCCAGAATTTGCCTTGTTGCTGCATTGTTATCACGTAATTATTGCCTTGTTGTCTTTGCCGTTGCAGGGTATGCCTAGTTTGCGTCTGCAGATGTGGCCGTAGCCCGTGAGTATGCTGACTTTGGCGGAGATCGGGAGGCCGCAGCGTTTGCAGCGTGCGGTCCACGCCTTGTCCAGCTCCTGAGCTATGTACTTTCGCGCGTGCGCGTGGTTGATGCTGGCCAAATGTGCTAGGTGATAGTGTGCCAGAATCTGTATTGCGACGTGGTACTCTGCTTGCGTGTAGCGGTTTTGCCAGCCGACAATGTACTCGGCCAGGTTGACTAGGTGTTCCTTTGTGACATAGGCAAGCGAGTTTTCGTCGTCGCATACGCGCTGGATCAGGGTCGAGAGATGCGTTTTTGCGGCGTTATCTTCGCACGTCGGGCAGACGTCCAGTTCATAGATGTTGCCGGGCGTGCGGTAGGGGCACTTGTCCAGTCTCACACAAATTACTGGTGTAGGCGATTTCTCGTCGCCGCGCAAAGCCACTTTCTGCTCGAAAGCTGGCGGGGTTTCTGATTTAGCGTTTTGCATTTGTCTAGACCTCTAAAAGAAGCTATGGCACCGTCCGATTTAAGGGTTTAACGCAGCAGAAAGCGCGAAGAGGAGCCATGGGCCGCCGGCTTTTCCAGAGGTCTAGACTGAAAAAGACGATCCGGCCAGACCACGGCCCCTTCTTAAATCAACGAGTGTAAGACCCTTAAGCTTTCCGGGGGTTAGAAACAACACATCCCATACTGCAACAATAAGCTATAGCGACTCTAGGGTATCCGAGGCACAC